GTGGAGTATTGACCGATTCTATTGCTAGTTCGGTGGAATCAATCTTTAAGTCTTCTTGTACTTGTTGTTTTAGTTCGTCAAAATTCATAATGTAATTATACACATATTACGATAAAATCAAGAAGACGGTGATCCCGGATCTGGTTCAAACCTGTAGTAAGTATATGAGAATCTTGCAGTTGCGTATTGGGGAGCAGCAGAACTGGCTGTGCTTGTAAATTTTAATCCTGATAAACCTATCGGAAAAAGTTCATGAAATATTACTTTTATATTATCTTTATAAGTTCCCTTTGTAAGATACAAAGTAGCAGTTGTCATCCATGAATTAAAACTTAATGAATTATTTGTACAATCATCATCAATATTTCCAAGTGCTCTCATCCATCTATAAATTTCTAACCAATTTACTAAATTTTCATCAACCATAAAAGTTATGACGAGATCTTCGAAATTATATTTTCCTATTGGTCTTTTTACAGGAATACCTAATGTAGTAGGCTGTTCGGCAGCAGCCATTGTTAAATTTGGAAGAGATGCCTCTGTACAATTGTAAACTACAGTTGGAATTCTTTGTAGTTCAAAGTGAAAATAATTGATTCCAAGAGTATTAATTATTGGATTGGGCGGATTGGGCATAAAGTATGTAGAAAAGAAAACAGGAGCCATTTCTGGCTCCTATCTCCGAATTTAACTTGTCAAACAGTATTATTAGGCGTTGCCGTGTAGGTTTAATACGCGGAAGATGCGGTAGTACTGGTTGATATTAGCGGTCAAGGCTTCTCCGTCTGAAGTACCACTATCATTCAAGACGAATGGATTAGCGACCATGCCGTAGCGAGTCTTGAAGCCGATCTTGGGCTGGAAGGTATCAGGATCGACTGCACGGACCATCTGGAGTGGAACGTATGGGCAGTAGAACAAGCCAGCGTCGTATGGGCTTGCACCACGGTATCCGACACAGCAGAAGTCAACACCAGCCTGAACATAAGGATCGATGTAAACGCGCATCTTGCCGTTTAGTACACCAGCAAAAGTGTTGCCGGTATCATCAACTTCAAGCTGGTTGTTTAGAGCTGGGCTAATGTTAAGGAATCCACCCATGGCGAGGGCTGAAGCAACATCTGACGAGCAGATGACTAAGTTACCCTTACCACGACGAGTTTCCTTAGCAATTGTGTTAGCTTCGCGTTCGATCTGGAACATGAGGCCACGGAAGCGTTCAGCTGACCAACGACCGTCAGAGTCAACGAGTAGGTCATACACGCCACCAGCAGAGGCTGGGCCTGAAGAAGCTGACTTGGCAAACAAGTCTGTCTGCTGTGCGCCGAGCTTGGAAACACGGTAGATACCACGGACAACTTCGCGGTTGATTTCAGCAAGAATTTCAGTGCTGAGAATATTGGCGAGTTCGGTTTCAGCGTCAAGACCGTGAACAGCCTTGAGGTCCTGAGCAAGTTCAGTAGTATAGTCGGCCTTTAGAGCACGAGTCTTAGCCTGAACAGCAACCTTGTCGATGGTGAATGCCATTTCTTGGAAAGGCTTACCATCGGATCCACCGAGGGTTTCAGCAGTACCAACAAGCATACCCTTGAAGTCATCACCGTGGAATGCACCTCTGGTTGCACCAGTTGTACCAGAGAATAGGGTTAGACCGTAATCGGCTGAACCACCAAAGTAGTTGGTATAAGATGCACTAGTACCACCAGAACCACCGAATGGTACGAATGCTTCCTGGTACATGGCTTCTTTGCGAGGTCCACCAGTGGGATCATACTTGGGACGCATTGCGAAGATGAGTCCGGTAGGAGCGGTCATGGGCTGAACGCCGCAGATGTCGTAAGCAATGAGGTTTGGCATTGCGCGACGAACGAGGCTGATTAGGATTGGATCGTAACCAGCAATGTTGGTGGATGCGCCACCTAAGACGTTGCTGACGGGTCCGCCGAGAACGTTGTCTTCGGTTAGTCTCTGAGCACGCATTGCAGACTCTTGGTTCTCAAGAAGAACTGCGGTAACTTTTGTCTTGTAACTATCTTCAATTGCAGGGAGTGCGCTATGGCTTAAAACTGGCTCCCACTTCTCAGTTAAAATATCGTATGGTGTTGAATCTTCGTACATTGTATCTCCTGTATATTTTTATTTATAAATTATCTGTGCTTAAGGTGTCTACTAATCGCATTTGCATAAGTATTAACAGTACTTTCCGTTAGTGTTTCTGGTACTGTTGATGTCTCAAGAATGTCAATAGTGCGTTTGGCTGGTTGAATTCTTGGTTGTACTTGTTGTGGTGCTACATCTGGACGAGCAAAGAAGCTTTCCTTGATAATTTTAAGTTTTCTACGGAATTCTTCTGGATTGTCGAAATGAACGCCTTCTGCTAGATTGGCTAGTCTATCAACTTGAGTTGCAGCTAAACCAGATGTTTCTTCAGCAAAAACTGCTACAGCAGCGGTATTAAGAAGCTTCTTACGAAGATTTACATTTTCGTGAATGCTCTTGTTTAGTTGCTTCGACCGAACATCGATTTGACTGTAGAGTTCGTCTAGAACATCATACTTTTCGTCAGGAACATCAATGAAGTTAGTTTCAAAGAGTTTCTTTAGACCAAAGATGAAGTTTTCAGCGAGTTCTACCTTGATTCCCCTCTCAACTTGTAGACGATTTTCGTTTACCCATTCTTCAACGACATAGGTAAGATAATCATCAACCTTATCAGTTATTTTTAAAACTGTATCATTTAGATTATTGGTATATGAAGCTTTATATGCTTCATTAATCTTTATTGCTCTTTTATTTAATTTTTCATTTAAGGCAGCGACAAAAATTGTCTTTGCTCTTTCAACGAAATCTTCTGAAAGATTATAATTTGCAAATAGAGCAGCAAGATGTTCTTTTAAGGATTCTTCTGATTCTGCTTCCATATCTTCTTCTTCCATTTCATCTTCAGTACCCATTGGAGAACCAGGCATTTGTACTGGTGCTCCTGACTTTGGGGTTTGAATCGAAGCGGCGTTTTGGGCGTAGAAATCGCCAACTGGCTCGTTTAAAACAACTCCCTTACCAGTGGTATCAAAAACCCCACCGCCAATGATGTCCTGTTCGTCTGATTGATTATTTTGTGGTATCATTATATTCTCCGTTTTATTTATATTTAGTATTTTAATCCTCTGAATCTATTTTGTATATTTATTCTAGAACCTGTGGCCCTTCCGCTAAGTTCAAGTGTTCTTTTTAAATCACCGAAAAGATTTTCACCTACACCTGCTAAAGCCGCATCTTCTACTTCACCAAATTGTTTTGATAAGAATCCTCTCTTTTTTCCTGCGGATGAACCAACAGCACCACCCGCTGCCCCAGCAGCAGCTGTAGCAAGACCAGAACCGCCTCTAGCGGCACGTGCGGCGTGTGTGGCTTGTGTGGCTGTAATAGGTTGCTTTAGACCTAAAACTAATTCTGCATCATCCAATTTGCCAGCTGCTAGTGCTTTTTCTGCACTTATTCTTTTTGCTGCATCACTTGTAGACATTGGTGTGTTTCTTGATGCGTTTAATGCATCTCGTATCGTGGCTTGTCTATCTTTTAGTACTCGTCTAGCTGAAACTGCTCTTTGCGCTGCTCCTGGTGCAGAAGCTGCTCTTTGGGCTGCTCTAGTACTAGATGCAGTTGTAGTTCCTGTTCTAATATCACTTATTTTGTCCGCTATATCTTGTCCTAATCTTTGAATTCCTTGTCTGGCTCTACCAATTCTAACTGTAGCTGCTCTTTTTAAACCCGAACGACCAACTGCACTAGTGCTTCTTGCAGCAACACTTCCTGCTTTAGCAGCACCAGCAGCACCTTTTGTTACTAATTTACCAATAGCTCCAAAAATACTTTCATCCAATTGTTGATTGGACATAGTGTGATAGGCACACTCATTTAACGATCTTAATTCTTTTGGATTTAATCTCTTCATCTAATTTTCCTTAAAAAATCTGCAAAGAGCCTAATTGATTCGGCTTGTAATTTTCTAGAAGGTGTCTTCTTCAGTGTATTCTGATACTCAGCAATTTGCTGTTCTCTAAGAAGACCGTTATCCCATACCCATTCCTTGCCTTCCATGATTCCATTGACGAAAGCATTTGGAGCTGATGGATCTGCAACGATATCAATGGCAGCAAGCATGAAGTCTTCTTTCACAAAATTTACTCCCCCCCGCTTTTCTAAAGATCCCATACCGCGAGTTGAAACGCCCATTTTTATATTTTCATTCATCAGATTTTTAACAATCTGACCACAGGGAGTGTCAAGAATTTTAGCCTTACCATAGAAATCATTATTATTCTCATTTAACCAAATAATTTTATGGGAAACACGATCTAGATTTACTGAGGGGCCAGTTGGATGATTTAGTTCTCCAAGAGCGCGATTTTTATTTACATATTCATTAAGATAGCGATTGGCTTCTTTAGAAAGAATTTGTCTTGGATAAACTCTGCCATTCTTGTTCTTTTGTTCGGCCTGCATGAAAACTCCTTCGATGAAAAATTGCTTTTCACCGTCTTTGTTTTCGGTTAGGTACGATACATCTTCTACTGTTTCTGTTATTAATTTCATTTTTAGTCGTTGTATGCCAAACGAACATCAAATCCGGTTGGAGTCTGTTTGGGGTTTTGTCTTGGCGTTACCGGGGTTGATTCGCCCTCTTCGCCCTCTTCGCCCTCTTCGCCATCGGCAAATGATAATTTAGCAACACGAACATATTCTTCAGCAAGTCTTTCTCCTAGCTTTATGGCTAAATCCTCTTGGATTAGCTTCTTAGCGTCAATTGCGTTTTCTGATAAAATTGAGTGAATTATTTTTTTGCTTTTCATTTTTATTTCCTTTATATTTAGAATTTTTCATTCTTGAGCCTGAGCCTGCTGTTCTATTTGCATTTGTTCTAACTGTTCTTGTTTTTGTTTGGCTATATCTATAGCCATTTCTTGGTTAATAAGATCCATTTCCTCTTCGGTTTGCTTTAGAATATTTTTACGGATATAGTTACTTGAATAATATCTTCCGATCATTGGCTCCATCTGAGCTGCCAATTCCATTCTAGAAGACAGAATTTCTGCATCCTTTAAATCATTAAAATATGAATCTTTATTGAATATGAAATTAATATGAGGATAAATTAGATTCCAATCATCCTCTGTAATTACTCCCTTTAAGATCAACTGAATTCTTAGCAATTGAGAGAATACCCCTGAGAACTTATAACGCACTCTTTCAACGAATTTATAGAATTTTACCTCATCTCGCGTAATTTCAGCTGATCTTCCAATATTGAAACCATTTTCTCCTACCAATCTTGACGGAGGAATATTAAGGGCAAAATATAACTTTTTCTTAAAATACTCCACATCGGCAAGTTCACCTAGATTCTGTCCCCCATCAAGGGTGGTAATTTCGGTCCCTCTACCACCTTCTCTTCTTGGAAGCCAGAAGTCCTCAAGCATTGCCATTTGGTTTCTATCGTCTTTGATTTCGCCCGTTGTCTGGTTGTAAACCATACGATTGCGGTATTTGTTCATAAGCTCACGAACATACTGTTCGGCCTTTTGCTTTGGTAAATTACCTACATCTACATAAAAAATTCTACGCTCTGGAGCACGGGAGATGCGATATACAACAATTGCATCTTCTACCTGTCTTAGCATGTTTAGGGGTCTAATTGCCTTGTGAAGGAATCCTAGAACCCTCTTTGAGTTCATATCGACCATTCCAGAATGAACATAGCAGATAGAATCCGGAGAAATTTTAAGACCACCTACACTAGTTCCAATTATTGAGTTTTTATCATTATTCGAATAAACATAAAATTCTTCTACATCTTGAATAATTGATAATGATTCGTAATTTTGTTTTATTGGATTTGATTTTACTTTTCTGACTTTCTTGATCTTTGTAGAATCTAATGGAATCAATTGCTTGATGCCAGAAGACGGATCATCCATGTCGATTGAAATATAAAAATAAAGCTTTGAATCGATGTACCATCTACGAAAAATTTCATGTGATTTATCTTGAAAATCAAGAAGTTGAAGGATGGAATCAAATTCTGAATATATTCTACTCTTTATATTTTCTGAAAAATTGATTTTAGATAAGTCTAATTTTACAGGTTTTCTATCTACACCTAAAACAATTGCCTCATTGGTGATCTCGTCAATAGCAGTATCCACTTCAGGAAACAATGCCATTGCTCTATACTGAGAAATAGTTGCCTGTTCGTCCTTGGCAGAACCCATGAAATCAATAAATGTTCCATAGACTCCAGAACCTTCAAGGGTATATGCTCCATCAAATTCTTCTGGTGGTGTAAAGTTTTGAAGATTTACTTGATCTTCTTTTGTATCTTTTATTAATCTAAAACCAAAAAGCTTAAAATCCATTTCAAATCTCCATATTATTGATCGATATAATCAAAAGAAAATGCCACATTAAATGTCACAAATTCGTTCGGCACTCTCATATCTAGGGCGATTTCACCTACTGAAATTGGCCAACATCCAAATAAATTAACAGTCTTTAAAACATTAGTGCAATTTAAATCTAATTGCTCTACTTTCCAACCATTAGCTTTATACAAAGACGGAGATATTTGATCACCAGTGTTACTAACATGCTCGTTGATATTATTACTCCAGTCATGCATTTTACTCCATATTTCTGATGGATTTGCATTTGTATCGTCTAGAATAGTTACTTCCCATATGCTGCTTCCTTGGCTTCCATATGTCCTATCTCCAGGTAATTTGAGTTTTCTACCTCTATAATCATATTCGATAACATATAGATTATTTTGAGGAAGAGATGCAGCCATTACTTGAAAAATATTGAATGCACCACCATATTGAAAATTACCAGTTACGCGGAAACGATTTTTTCTAGTTCCGCCTACAAAGTTTGTTTTAAAGTCATTTATTGATTGAGCCATTTAGTTCTCCAATTAGCCAGTGAAATAGTCGTAAGATAATTTGACAGAAAAAGTATTGTATATCTGAGAATTCATATCAAATTCTATTCCACCTACTAAGGCAGGAAAACACCCCTTAAGAGTCATAGTTTTTAAAATACTTCCATTTAAATCCAAATGTTTTATTGTCCAATCTGTTTTTAAATTTTTAAAGGCATCAGATGATGCAGAATGGGTATTAGAAACATGTGAATTTATTTTTTTATGCCACTCTTGAAAGGAATTCCATAGAGCTTTTTCTGTATCATCAAGTATTGCTATATCCCAGTCTCTATAACTTCTATCACCAGCAAAATGAATGAGTCTACCTCTATGCGGCATTGATACTCTTCCAAGATCTGATGGAGGCATAGTGGCGGAAATAATGTGATATGTGCTTGAATTATTAGGAACTCCAGTGGGCCAAGAGGCAGAAACTAAAAATCTGTTTCTTCTTGTGCCGCCCTTGAAATTTGAAATGAAACTCGTAATAGATGCCATGTATTATGTAGTAAAGCTCAATTCAACAAAATTTATGCTTTGTGATGGCTTTATCGATACATCAACGTTGACTTTTCGATTGATATAGTCAGTTTCATTATTATTTGATGCATCACAAACTACTATAAAATCATCAACTCCAGAATTTATTTTCGCAAATAGTAAATATTGTTCAATTCTGACTTTTATGATATTTCGTGTAGCTTCATCGTTAAACTCAAATAATGTACTATTTAAAATATATTGAATATTGCTTATTACATCAAAAATCAAATTAGAATATGAAATTGATTGTTTTAGTGGATATGCACTTCCTGTATATCCAGACACATCGCTATTAATATAAAATGCTTTTAGGTTATTGGCCCCAATTATTTCAATCGCAAGATTTATACCTTTATTATAAACAGCTTCAAGATCATTTAGATTTGAAGGAGTAGTTGGTATTATCCCTTCCATTGGAGATGTTGATATAGGAATTTCTATAGTTTCAAAGTCCTGATTTAGTAATTTTCCACGAACATACCCTGCTGGAGGTAGCCAAGGAATAGATGCTAAACTTCTAGCAAAACAACCAACGGCATCTGTCATTAAAGATATCGGCAATAGCTTTTTATCATTAACAGAAATACCAGTTGCTCTGTAATAAGCAAATTTTTTCTTAATTCCAGCAATCGAATAAGAAAGAATTTGGAAATCTTCATCGTTGAAATTTCTAAGATTAAGCTCATTTAATGCAATTGAACTGGGTATTCTATTTGATACTATATACGATTCTTCCAATAATTTATTTGATTTATCTAATGAATTAAAAATTATTGGACATTTTTTTCCTTTAATAATGTTTTTTAAATCAGAATTGATCTCAGTACGCAAAGGATCATAGCAAAAAGCTTTTATATAATTTTCATTAAATGCTTTCTTTATTGCTGAAACTTCACCCACAGAACAATTGATAAGAATTATATTAAAATTATAATGCGAACAATCTAGCAAAAAATTATTATAAAAATTAACTTTTCTTGCTTTTTTGTATTCTGCCGTATATGGTCCAGATGTAGTTGTAACTAAATCTAAAAAATCTTCAAATGTAGTTATAGCAGGGGTTGTTGATATCTGTGTATAATCTCCATTTTTTATTAAATCTGTAAGTTTTGTTTGAGAATCAATTTTGTAATATTTTTCATTTTGAAGGCGTAGAAAGTTGATATATGTGGAATCATAGATCAATATTCCTATGTCTATATCCTTTTTACTTTCTATTACTTCAAAATTGAATGTTAAATCATCCATTAAGATTGATTAATTACAAATCTGAACGAAACTTGATTTACAGAGAATATTGGTTTGAATGATAGATCGACAACAATTTGTCTTGCATCAACAATTGCTTGAGTATTATTGGTTTCATCACATATTGCGACATATGATGAAATTCCTCTACCAGACTTGACAGATTCCATTATAGAAGTCAACGCAGATAGAATCTTTGATCTTGTTTCTGCGTCATTGAGTTCGAAAAGTGCTTCAGCAACTATGGGTTTGATTGCACGACTGATGTAATTAATTAGACGAGTTACACCAATTTGTTTCTTATTTTCAGTTGTAAGTTCGCAAGTTTTATCGCCCAATAAGAAGATTCCATCAATTCCTAAAACATTATTAAATGCATTTACATTTTGATTTTGTAAATTAGTAATGTCTGTATCATCGATTGATGGATATAGTTTAGAAATTGTATTTACTGCTCCTCTGATTATTCCTGCTGGAGCATACCATGGGAAGAAACTGCTATCTGTTCTTGCCAAGCATCCTGCTGCATCAGAAACCATTAGAATTGAAATATTAGCAGTTTCTCCACCATATAGTCTTGTTCTTTCTTTTCTACCTATTACAGAAAAAATATTATTATCAAAAGTAGAACCAGAAACACCCGATATTCCGGTTACTCCAAATCCACTATCAAATTCTATTGGATAGTTACTAGTAGAACCATTATGGAATTCAAATGATGAACCAACAACACCAATAACATCTTCAAAAATATTTACTAAAGCAACAACATCATCAAATTTATCTCTTCTTTCGTAGAAAGTAGAATCAATTTTCATATTTGATGCTGCCATTGATGTAGCACCAGTTGCTGCGATCAAAATACCACCGTATTCTAGATAATTTAAAGCTGCATGTAATTCTCTGTCAAGAGTAGTACCACCGCTAAAACCTTTTTCTGGTCCACTAGAAATAAACCCACTTGAAGTTCCAGCAAGAACTTCTGTATTAAATTCAGAAATTAGTTCCTGCGGCGTATTATATTGTTTGAAAGCTGGAACAGGACTATCTCCTTCTGTTAGCTTTGCCATGAAAGAAGCACCACACATAAAAACAGAAACATGGGAAGAACTTTGAGATTGTACTGCGCCTGATAGGTTTGGTGAGTTTTCTGTAATGTTTATCTGTGGCATATTTTATTCCTGTGTGAACCAGAGGGTGTCTGAATCCTTAAATGCATTATCAAATTTGTCTGGACCAACAAAAAAAGTGGTATTTTCTTCTTCCTCCTGCTCGCTTTTATGTATGATTTTTTTCCGTTGTATGTCTATGATCTCTTCGAAGTAACCTTGTCGGGTCAGCCATCCAAACAAAACCAAACACATTACTAAATCGTCCGTATATCCATCATCCGCACAAAATGTTTGATGTTTAGAGATAAATGTCATCAATTCTTGAATGATGTCATAATCCCTAACAAGCAGTTTGTCTTGTTCAATTAGTGTTTTTAGAACAGCACAGCCAAGTTTTTTGACTGCTGCGCTGGTTCTAACACCTCTTTGTTTAGTTCCGCGCCCAAAGCCTAAAGAAACTTTCTGCCCTGCCCTACCCATCATGGTGGTTTGGATAATGTTTTCATACTCAAACTCTTCATGCATTACATCGGCAATTTGACCACCGATGTCATTTACTTCGATGAGCAAGTAAGCATTGTTGTATTTCGTTGCCAGCGCGTATAGCTCAGGAGGAACATCGAAAGGTGAAATGGTATTGTTTCTATACCTTGCCGCTACTCTGTGAGGTTTTTCTGTAGAATCTACCACAACCATTGCTGTGTAGTCTTTTCCTTGGCCCCTTGCCGTATCAACCATAATAAAATACACATTATCATCTTTTGGTTCATCGTAAATATAAAGGCCGCTTGGCTCTCTAACCAAAGGTTTATCAAACTGTAATAAATTTAGTTTACTGGCACTGATAAGAGTATTTGAAGAACCAAGAAACGAACATTCAAACTCTTGCTCAAACTGCTGTTCGCTGGTCTGGGCAATCATCTGCTGCTTCCACTCTTCGTCCCTTAAAGGCCCGCCGGGGTACTTAGGAACTTGTCTCCACGATACCTCTATGGGAACATACTCGTTCTTCCCCTCGTCCCCAGGCTTCCTTGTAGCCCCCTTCCAGAAGCTATAGAACATGTTCAGGCCGTTTGGAGTAGATACCATGAAAACCTTGGTGGTCTGACCTGATGTAATGGTTGGGTAAACAGAGCTAAAGAATTCTTCTGCTACATTCTGAGGGACATGGGCAAACTCGTCCAAGAAGATTAGATTGAACGAACCACCACGAACGGCAGACGATGAAGTAGCAGAGGCCATGACCTTGGAGCCGTTCTCCAAGTGAATAGAAGTCTTGTTCCATTCAATAATGCCCTGCTGAAGCCATTTTGGAAGATACTCGTAGGCTAGGCGAAGTCTGCCAAGAATATCTCTGGCAGTATTCATTTTGTTTGCCAGAATACCTACGCTCATGCTCTGGTTGAAGAGAATATAGTGTAGTATAAATGCTACAATCGTGGTGCTCTTACCAGACTGACGAGGGAGTTTGGCAATGATATAACGATTGTTATGCATCTTAGTAACCATGTCTTCTTGATAATCATAAAGGCCAAACGGAACTAGCCCCTTATCCAGAGAGACAACTTTTACATATTTCTTGATGAAGTATGATGGATCCTGAGAGCAACGAACATATTCCCGAATCTGTTCTTCAGTGAAGTCAATCTTTACTCCAGCTTCTTTTAGGTTTGGATTACCTAAGTATCCTTTAAATTTCCTCGACATTCTTCCCTTCCACATCAATTATATCTAGAGCCTTTTTCTTGCTCCGTTCAGGATTGATTAGATCCTGAAGATCACTCGTAGAACCAATAAAGAACGAATTGTTTGT